CCGGTTGCCGCTGTTCCGGTTGCCGCTGTTCCGGTTGCCGCTGTTCCGGTTGCCGCTGTTCCGGTTGCCGCTGTTGCAAAGTCCGGTGCAGCCCTTTCCCGTATTCACGATTTCAAGCAATTCAGCCCACGGAATTTCACGCACGATCTGAATTTTATTGGTGCAAGATTTTGTTCCGTCCGTATCGACTTCACCCAATGCAAGCACTTCCGCAACCTTGTTTTCCGGGTTGAACTGATAGTAATTGAAGCAATCAGCCGCCTTTTCGCAAAAGTGGAAGCCCCGATCACAAACCATAGGTATCACATCTTCTTCATAAGTACCGCCAACTGCATACTGAAACGGTTTCCCGTTAGGGTTACAAGTCCAATCGGGATTGAACACTTTGAACCCTTTAACAACTCCTGTTTCACTCATTTTTGTTTATCCTCGCTTTCTGCCATCAGGCAATTTCATTCAGGGGAACTTCAATTCCTGTGTATTCGGTGAACTTCACGGAAGAAATAAAGTAACTCCAATTTGTCAGCTTCACCGCATAGCCCCACGGGAAAACGCCATCCCTCAAGCCCTGCATAACCCATTCTTTGGATTTCTTCATCAGCTTTGCCGCAAGGGGAACGGGCAAATTCACAACCCCGTTATGCTGAACCGTTGCAGCGGGTTCAAACATTTCAAAGTAGTTATCCTGAACCCCCAACGCACGGGCAATTTCCTGTTTGCGGTCTTTAGAAGGTTCATTCTTCCCGGAAAGGTATTGACTGATAGAGGATTTACCGATCCCGGTAAGGTCTGAAAGTTTGGATTGTGTCAAATCCAGTTCTTTCATAAGGTTTTTCAATTTGTCTGCGAATGTCATAATCACTTCATCCTTTTTTTGTTCAGCCCTCAATCATGGGGCTTTTGTTGTACTGTTCCTGAATTCTGATCCGATACTTGCCGCCGATTTCTTCACGGTGCAAAATCCTGAATTCGCTGCCCTTATCACGCAAGGTTTCAAGATACTTTGCCGCTTCATTCTGCGTGTCGAACTCCAAAACCCGATCAATACACGCTGCAATAACTTTCTTCATCCTGTTCACCGCCTTTCTGATTGGTTCAATTACTTTGAACTTTCATGGTAAAAAAATATGCCTGAATTTCATCACTTGCCAAATCAAGAACTTCCAATGCCTTTTGAATTTCCGGCTGCTTAAAAGCAATCTTGTTGTTCAATTTCATTGAAATAGTTCTTTCGGAAAGCCCCATTCTTTCAGCGAATACCGCTTGCGTTCCGCACTTTTCAACAATCCTTCCGTTTAACTTTGCATAATCGTATGCCATGATTTCACCCCTTTCTTAACATCCCAAATGATTTACAATATCCCGGATCATTGCTGTACCTGAATCCATAGAAACATTTATCTTTTTTGTTCCACCCTCAAAAGCTGCTGTTACAATCTCGCTTTCGCTGTCATAGGTAAGGGAAACAAGGTCAGCCGCCCCACGGGTTTTCTGTAAAACCTTACAAAGCAATTTGCAAATGGTTTCTTTATCTTCCCCGCCGCTTTCTGCCACGAAATCAAAGGCTTCAATCTGTTCTTTTGTCAGGGGGTTGTTATATTCCACATATCCCCACGCTTCACGCCCGATTTTCCCAACATATTCCCGGTTATCGAAATTGTGAATCAGCATTGCCGGATTATCGGCGGGTTTGGGGTATGCCCCCGGTGTGATCGGTCTTAAAGTGCTATAATATCTATACATTTTCATCATCCTTTCTTTGGTGTGGGAAGAAGCTGTTTAGGCTTCTTCCTCAAACTCTACATTGCAATCACCGCAAATAACATGAACTTCCTTTGTTGCCCGGATAATGCAGCCACATACGGGGCAAACATATTTCCGGCTTGATTGTTTGGTTTTCGCCGCACCGGGGATTTTCGGAAGGCTCTTTCTGTGAAGTTCAAACTTCTTATCCTGCATACCGTCAACAAAGGCTTTCGCTTCATCATTCAGGCTTGTTTTTGTCCACCCGTATTTTGCATCCTTTTCAACGGTCAAGCCGTGCTTTTCAGCAGCTTCCTTGTATTTCTTATTGTGGTATGTGCCGCCCCTGCTTGTGTCCTGAACCCCAATTTGCAGATTGTAAAGGTGAACCATTTCATGTAAGAGGGTTTCCGCAACCTGTTCAAAAGGTCTTGCAAGGTGTTCAGCGCAAATATTGATTTCATAGAACCCATCATCTTTTTTCAGGGCTTCCAAATCCTCTTTTGTCAGCGTGGAAAGGTCTGCAATCTTTTTCTGTTCGCCTACCGTCCACGCCTTCCAAGCGGTACACCATCCATAAGCACCCTTTGTTGTGTCCGGGCTTACTGTGATAACGGGGGTTTGAAGTTCATTGTTATAGAACTTTTCGTTGAACTTTGAAAATAAACTTTCAAGTTTTTCAATTACGGGCTTCAAACTTGTTTCTTTCATCTGTGCTACCGCCTTTCTTAAATTTCAGAACCCTTGATTTTCTCCACAAGGGCATTTGCCTTTTCGGTCTGCCGCTTGAAAATCTGATAGCAGCTTGTTTCTTTGTCGGAAGGTGTGCTGTCAAGCATCATCTTTTCAAATTCTCTCCCGGCACATTCAATGCAATGTTGAATGAATTTCCATTCCTCAAAAGTAAACTTCATAATCACTTCATCCTTTCTATGCTTGCCGTTGCAGCGGCTTGTTTGTTGTCGTTTGGTTCAATTCCTTTGAACTTGTCTATATTATAGCACCCCCTCTTGAAGTTGTCAATAGGTTTTTTCAAATTTTTTGAACTTTTTTTCCTAACCCCCTTGAACTTTTCTTCAAGGTGCGTTATAATGTAAGTACCCCAACAAGGAAAGGAAGTGATTGCATGAAGGAATTCACCACGGCTGATAGGTTGAAGCAGATCATGGGTGAAAGGGGGTTAAAGCAAGTTGATATTTTAGAAGCCTGCAAACCGTACTGCGAAAAATACCATGTTCAGTTAAAAAAGAATGATTTAAGTCAGTATGTTTCCGGGAAAGTAGAACCCAAACAAGATAAATTGTCTATTTTGGGGTTGGCTCTAAATGTCAATGAAGTTTGGCTTATGGGGTACAATGTTCCCGCTGGAAGGGAAGAATTAGCCCAACTTGAACAGAAGCTACAACATGAAGCCGCTGCCTGTGAAATGTTTGAACGCTGCTATGGAAAAGAAGCGTTTCAAGCGGTCAAACTTTTCCTACAACTTGATACGCTGGATCGGGGGCGTATTATCGGTTCTATGGAAACGCTGTTAGAAGATGAAAAATATTCCATTCAAAAAGAATCATCAGGCGGGAAGGCAATATAATCTTTGTGGATTTCAGTTCAAGATAGGTTCAAGATAGGTTCAAGTTCCCGGTTCAAGATAAAACCCTTGAAATATCAGGAAAGTTCAAGTAGTTCAACTTGTTTTGCATTTCTTTGTAGATACGATTTTTTCAACGCAATTTTGCATTGATTTTGAAAAAATATAAAAGAAATAAAAAGGCATCTTGAACTTGAACCACTTGAACCTTGAAAAGTTAATTTCAAATCTAAGAAAGGAATTTTGCTATGAGTGCGAAGAACAGGGTTATCAACGGCGATTATGCCGGAAGTCAGGTTGTGGGCGGGGGTGCTGCCAATGCTGCAATTTCATTGGGGATCATCAAGCAATTACGCCTGAACAGTTCCACCGTTGAAAGCTATGAAGTTTTGGGTGGTGTTGCCGGGGCGGTTTCAAAAAATGGCTATCAAGTAAAAATCATCTTCAAAGACGGGAAGAAAAGCCTGTTGGAAATAGATGAAAAATTGTATAAAGCCATTGTTCAGGCTTGCTTCTAAACAAAAAAATATCCCCCGTTAGTGCTGCAACACCAACGGGGGAAGCGACCATAAATCAGGATGAAGTGATTTAGGCGGTCTGTCTATATTATATCACTTCACGGCTGATTTTTCAAGATAGGCGGTGAAGTTATGAAAAATCCGAATGGATATGGAACAGTAACGAAGCTGTCAGGGAACAGGCGAAAGCCCTATATTGTGAAGGAAGGCATATCAGGAAGGCAAAAGCCCATTGGTTACGCTGCCACACGGGAAGAAGGGTTGATAATGCTTGCCAATTACAACAATGATCCGTGGGATATTGAAACGGACAAAATCACTTTTCAAGAACTCTATGATTTATGGCTTGAAAAGCGGGCTGTGAAATTGGGTGAATCAAACAGAAGTTCCTTGAAATCAGCATACAAGCATTGTTTCAAACTGAACAAAATGAAGTATAAGCAAATCAAATCATACCAAATGCAAGATTGCATTGATAGCTGCGGGTGTGGATATTCCACGCAAGGGGCGATAAAGAACCTTTTCGGGCATCTTGACCGTTTCGCAATGGAACTTGATATAGTTTCAAAATGCTGTTCTGATCTGCTTACCTCTGATCCAATCCCCGAAACAAGCAAGGAAATTTTCACGGATGAAGAAGTTTCCCGGCTTTGGGAAAATGAAAAATTGGAATGGGTTGATTCTGTCCTGTTCTTCCTCTATACGGGGTTCAGGATTTCAGAAATGATTGCCCTGAAAACGGAAGCGGTTGATCTCGAAGCCCAAACCATGACCGGGGGAACAAAAACAGCGGCGGGCAAGAACAGGATAGTTCCCATTCATTCAAAAATTCAGCATATAGTTCAAAAGCGGGTTGAACAATCCAAAAGCGGCTATTTGTTTGAATACAACGGGAAGAAGTTGAATCAAACCCAATACCGGGCATTGTGGGCTGAAATCATGGGGAAGCTGAAAATGCAGCACACCCCGCATGAGTGCCGCCACACATTCAGAAGCCGCCTTGATTCTGCCGGGGCAAACAAGGTGTGTATTGATCGAATTATGGGGCATAAATCGAAGGGAACAGGGGAACGGGTTTACACCCACAAAAATATAGAAGAACTCAAATTGAACATTGAACTAATAACAAATTAG